GTATCTGTTGGCGAATGGTTCAAATACAGAGCGGACGGTATGGTGATTCCAATCCGGTTGCCAACAACAGAACCCAATCGAGCATGTAGCGGGCGCTTGATGCTATTACGGAAGTCGCCCATTGCATCGCGCGTAGCAACAAGCGTCTCTTTTGGATTAATGTTGCCTCTGATTTGCCTCGCTGTGATGATTGCCGGATCGAAACTTTCCAGCGAATTTGGATTATCTGGTTGAACCAGATTGTTGCCAGGATCAATCGACATCGTTTGCCCAGCCGCATCAACGGAATTAATCGTAAATGCTCCGTTCTTCCAAATTGGCGGGCGGGTAGCGTCATAGGTAACCACTGGCAATGGTACGTCAGTCTTGCTGACAAACATGCCCACGAAACGAAAACTAATTCGTGCGGGACCGCCAGACGTAAGAGTCAGAGGACATGTACCTCTGCATCCCACAAATTTGTAAAGAATGCCATCGTTGTAAACATAGATCGTAGCTGAGTCGATAGCAGTAGACGTGGGAGTATACCGTACATGAATCGGAATCTGGTAGAACGTAGTAGTAGTAACAGCTACGCCAGCCGTGTCAGTAAGGCTCGCCACCTTACCTGCGGTATAGTTCCAGATGAAACTGTTAAGCACATTAGCGCTGGTGAAGCTAACCGGCATACCACGATAAAGCTGCAACGTACCAACCGCAGTAGTACCTAACGTAGCCGCAGTTGTAGATGCCCCGGCAGCACACGCTTCAGCCGCAGCAGGGATAGCAGCGGCTTGCGTACTACGCAAAAAACCGCACGCTTCCAGCATACGACTCCATTCAGGAATACCGCCTGCCGCCGCTGTACCTTTAAGGTAACAATCAAACTCGATTGTTGCCGAAGTGCCGCCGACGATTGGGTCGAATGGGTCCAGACTTGGATTTACCTCTGTTGTATCAATCACGTTAGGATTAAACGTGATACGCAAAGGTTGCTCTACGAGGACACCATCTGTCCCAGCCACGGGAGCCGCGTCGACTCCTTCGTTTCCGCTCTCCAGCTTGAATAGGACCGCCGCGCGGCGAGAAAGCAACGTAGGCATATTTAATTTCTCCCCTTTACCCGTCGATTAGTAGATAGTGACGCTGTAAGCACCATCTTGGATGGTAGCATGGAATGGTACATCTACCGTCACGTACCCATTTGTATCCTGCGGCGAATGATTGAGGTACATAGCTGACGGGATGGTTATACCTACGCGGTTCCACACCACTGATCCCAACCGCGCGTGCAAAGGCCGCTTGGTGCTATTCCGAAAATCACCCATCGCATCTCTGGTCGCGACCAACGTTTCCTTCGGGTTCACGTTACCCCTGATATTCCTCGCAGTGATAATCGCGGGATCGAAACTTTCATCGGAATTGGGATTATCCGGAGTCACTAGATTATTGCCAGGGTCAATGGACATCGTTTGTCCTGCCGCATCTGCGGAATTAATTGTAAATGAACCGCCCTTCCAGATTGGCGGACGGGTAGCATCATAAACTGCTGCCGGTAACGCAGCGTCTATCTTTCCACCATACATACCCATAAACCGGAAACTGAATCGAGCAGGACCACCAGATGTAATAGTCAACGGGCACGTACCTCTGCACCCAAGAAACTTGTAGAGAACACCATCATTGTAGAAGTAGATCGTCAGAGAGTTCTGACTGGTAGTAGCCGGAACATAACGAATATTCGCTGGTATCTGATACATCGTAGTTGCTACGATGTTAGCACCAGACGTATTTGTAAGTTTGGCGGCTTTTGCCGCTGTGTAATCGTAAATAAAAGTCTCAAGAGTATTCGCGCTACTTAATAGCAACGGCATCCCACGATACAATTGCGCCGTCGCAGCAGCGGCAGTACCAAGGACCGCAAGAATGGTTGTGCCACCCGCAGCGCAAGCGGCAGGCGTAACCGGAACCGCCGCTGAACTAATTGTCTCGGCAAATCCGCACGCAACAAGCAATCTACCCCATTCCGGGGCCGTTGGTGGAGTCGGATGACCCTTGATGTACAAGTCAAACTCAATTGTACAACTAGTCCCGCCGACTATCGGATCAAATGGGTCCAGGCTGGGATTAAGTTCCGTTGTATCTATAACATTCGGATTAAACGTAACCCTGACAGGCTGTTCGACTAGAACGCCATCGGCTGCTACGGGCACAGAATCAATACCCTCGTTACCGACACCTTCTAACTTTGCTAGGATTGCCCCACGGCGGGTCAGCAACGTTGGCATTAGGCCACTCCCCTAAATGAACAACAAACGAGCCTGCAACTAGATACGTCGCGGACGTGGCTCAGCCACAGCTTCCGCTGGGGCAGTCTCTCTGACTTCTGCAACTTGTTCTGCAACTTGTTCTGCGACTTCTTCTGCGACTTCTTCTGCAACTTCTTCACGAGTAACAACGTCTACATCCGTATCCACCACCGCAACTACTGCTATCTCTGTATCTACAATCACTACTGAATTGACATCCGGCTCTACTTCCAACGACTTCAATAGTTCAGCACGAACCGGACCAGACTTAAGAAGTCTCCCCTCCCCCTCATAAATCTGCCCAGGAGCAAGAACCACCTGATCGCCATCGACTAGATAAGTCAAACAATGCCAAGTGACTATGGTAATAAAATCCGGCTCTTCACCTGACCTAACTTCGACTTGGGTATCCGACATTACAGTCTCCCTACAAATCCAAGCTCGCGATGACGCTTTCGGTAGAAAAGATCATCTGATGCCAAAGCCGAGCGCGGTCGAAGCCGACATGATCATCACGGGAAAAGGTCATACCGTTGTGTAAGGTATCCCATGTCCAACCGAGCAATGCCTTTCGCACTTGCTCGATCACTGGTTCCAACAACTGTTCAGCGGCATGGCCAAGCGTATCAGTGCTGTTATCTACTGCGATAACAACAGCATACTCTTCGGTCATTAGTTGAAGCACTTCACCAAGTGTGGTGGCTTCACTTGTACTACTGCCATTTCTCATCACAAACGCCATAGGCAGCGGAAGCCGCATTGCTTCAGCTTCGGCGCTGAACTCAGCCGCGCCTGCTACATTTCCGGCGAAGAGCGGTGCGTTTGCTTTAAGGCGGTCGATAATCGCCGGAAGGCTCATAGACCAGCCTTCTGAATCGATTCAGCAAGCGCCTTCTCAAGCGCTGACCGAAACTCCCCAACATGACGCCGTGCCGCCGGAACCAGGAACGGACGCGCAGCCATTCCTCGTCGTCCGGATTCGAGCATGAACCCATAGAAATTACTAACCGAGCCGTAGCCAACCCGTTGCGCGACGATGAAAGCCTTCTCGCCTCGATCACGCTTCTTTCGAGCTAAAGTGGTCCGCAATGAACGAAGCAAAGCTCCAGTATCGCTACGAGGCGGGCTACCCGCTCCCGAACGATTATTTCGCCCACCACGAGGGCTGATAGATGCAGCAGCATCCGCACGAACCCTGTCCGCAACCATTCTTAAAGCTTCGCGAATGGGATCACGAGCTATGTCAGGCCAATTGGCGACACGCAGAATGCCACGTTGAGCTTGCGAAATATTAAACTCAAACTGCATTCTCGATTTCCTCACACATCAACTGACGAAACCGAATATCGGGTGGACCAATCAGCCGAACACGCTGCACACGCATTCTTCGATCACCGTGCATGACATACTCGTCAACATTCGCTCCACCAAAATCGAGGATAGTGACAATGTGCGTCATACCTTCCTCAACTTGTTCCGCGCCCTGATGCAGCGTGCCAACCTCTACGATCTTCGCCATGATGCCAGTAGCGAACACGGTATAACTTTCGGTGATACCACCACCGACATTAACCACGTCCGAACGTATAGCGAGATCGACCAGTTCGCCACATCTGGCGAACAGCCTGTCGGCTATTGCGGGCATAAGTGAGCTTTCGGTTAAACCGTCCAGAGACGGTAATTGTCCAACGTATCCCGTAAATCGGCGGGGACACCAGTAGCTCCCATGCTACTGTATGATTCGCCACCACCACTTGTGTCGTATGTCTCCGACACAACGTCAGGGATATTTAAGCTCCGAAGTGTCGGGTCACGAGTAGTCTGGCTACGAGAAGCCCATCTAATACTAACCCAACATAGAGCGGCAGCTTGCACATCTTCAGGAATAAGCTGATAGCCACCCTGATAATCAACCAGTGTTACCGTCCCTGACCAAGCAGAAACACCGCCACTGCTGTCCAAACGGTACAACTGCCCACGCTGTGCGTCGATTTCCCAATCCGAACCGACCAGCAAAGCGCCATCGATAGTAACCCCGGTAACAACGATTGGTCGCTGCCTCATGACCAAGGGACTACCGGGAGCGAGCCAACTACCGCTGGAACGGAATTGGTCGCGATAGGTTTGTTGAACGAAAACCCGGTCGCAATAGGTGTTAATGGAAGCCGAGACTTGAGCGATTTGCTGCCCGATCTGGCCATCCTTCGATAGGTCATTAGCCGGTATTTCCAGATAATCCTTCGCCATAGCAACGCTAACCAGCGCAAAAGATGAAGCCGGTATAATGACATTGGAAATATGATAACCAGATGGTGCCATTAGTTTACCGTGGTTCTCAAGATGGTAACCAACCCTCGGAATACGCTAGATTCGTTTCCTACTGCTTCCGTCACAATCAGTTCATGCTCACAAGTCAACGCACCAAGCTCTTCGGTGTCGGCTGCGTCTATATGAATCGTCAGCAACCCCTCGCCGAGAGAAGTTATTTCAATTTGAGTTGGATCGGTACTGACCTTAGCAAGCACAACAAGAACACCCTGCTTGCTAACGATCCACTCCAAGGTGGTATCTAAAAGATTTAACGGAGTAGTTTGATCCGCTTCAAACAATGCGACAGAGAGTTGGTAATCACGCCCCGCATCAATGGTAAAATCCTGGCGCGCTGTCATAACCCCAAACCTCTCTGTTCCTTGCGACGAGCTTCCAGCATTCGTTGCCGAACGATTTCTGGCTCATCGCTATGGCCGTCCGCGTAAGCTTCCAAAACGGCGTATTCCATCGCGCTTTGAATTGCCAACTTAACCACAGGATATTTCGAGTTCACCGAGATACCCACGGCTGATTCCGAGCGCGGATATAGCTTCTCCGCACTGGGTTTCAGCCGGTCTGGCAGTTGGCTTGGGAAGCCCTGATCGATCAAAAAGCGATGCGAATATGCTCGGAGCTTAAGTGGGACCGTGTTTGCTGACGTTCGTGCCATGTGAAGCGCAATCAGCACTTCTCCACGAGTTGCAGGCACCGGAAGATTGGGCTGCAACTGCCCCCACGCACGCACGATCCCTTCGATGTCTAATTCAATTAGACACCGCCTGACTTCAGCAGACGCTTGCATTTAATCGAGCGACAACGTAGTTGCTACTGTAAGGTGCGGGGTTACAGCCGATCCGGTTACGATGGAAGGCGTCACTGACCCTGACATAAAGATAGGGGCAGTACCGCCACCAGTCTTGCCAGTAGAAAAGAAAGTAACGGTGCCACTACCACCTGTGCCGGCCGGAAAATCTATTTGCGCCGCAGGCGATATTACTCCGGTCGAAGCGGTAGTCCATCCGGTAGACCTCGCCACGTTCACCCGAGCATATGAAGTGTAGGCCACTTCACTAGTCTGCATCGTGCCAGCGTCGCCAGGATCAGCGGTATGTAGTGCAACATGGACATTGGTCATTGGAGTTGTAGCAGTATTGTCGGCGACCAAACTCCAATTTGTAGCTGAGTACATCAAGTTCAAGATCGCGTTCTCGGTATTGTCGCTAAACCCTGCCATTTAATCCACTCCTATATTACCAGTTAGAACGACGAGAGTGTCTCGTTTTCCCGTGAGACTGATTGGTTTAGGTTTAATCCCTACCAATGGCACCGCTACGGGCATGTAGCCACGCAGAGTGATAGTTTTGATGATCGCACCCGGCTCAACACTAAAGCTGACAGCTAAGCCAAGCGATACACCGATACCAACCGAACGGATATCTAAGGCACCGGCCCCGATTACCGCACCAACCGCTGAACCCAGCCCTTCGCGTTGAATATCCAACCGGCCCGCAGCGGAAGCCGTCGCTTGACCAGCCGACGTTCCAACGACCAGAACAACAGCCCGAGCCGCCGCTACAGCCGCCGCATTGCCAGCCCGCTGAATATCCTGACTAGCAGCACCAACTCCGGACGCAGCCGCCGCTACTTCACCAATGGTACGAGCATCGGTCTTACTAGCAGAGTTCGCAGCCGCAACACTCGCCGCTAACCCTGTTGGCGATACGTCCCATCGACTACCAGCAACGGCATCACTAGTCGTAGCCGTCGTGCCTGTGGCAGTCCCGTCACCTTGTCCTTGAGCGACGGCAACCCCAGCACTAATCCCTATACCAAACGAAGTCCCGTCACCTTGCCCAACTGCGGCAGCAAATCCCGTTCCGAGAGTGACGCCATCCGCACCGACATTGCTTCGACCAGCGGAGACGCCAATACCGACTGCGGCCGACGTACCAGAACTAACTCCGTCGCCTTGACCCACAGCCGCCGCGACACCAAAACCAATCGCGGCACCCGGTGCTGTGCCATCACCTTGGCCAACCGCAACCGCAAACGCGGTAGCGTTAGACACACCCTGAGAGAACCCAATATCTGCCAGTCCGACAACAGTCGCGGTGCCAATGGATACACCAAACGAAATGCCATCAGCTTGACCAACCGCACTGGCAACACTGGTGCCGACACTTTCACCAGATGCTTCACCGTCACCAAGCCCGGTTGCAGCCGCAACTGCTACACCAACCGCGTCTGCAACCGCAGTACCATGTCCTTGCCCAATGGCAAGCGTTACAGCAGCGGCACTACTCGATCCAACAACAGCAGCATCACTGTAACCAGTTGCAGTGGCGACAGCAGCGCTCTCACAACTACCTTGTGAAAACGCAGAGTCAGCAACCCCGAAGGAATCGGACGCGCCAGAAGCAACGCCAACTGTCGTAGCATTACTGCTACCAAAAGCGAGAGCGACCCCAACAACAAACGCCGCAGCATCACCATACTGATCCAAGCCAGCAGACGACGCGCCAGAAGCGACGGCTATACCTGTCGCTATGCCGTCAGACGCTACATCCCAACGGCTAGTCGCAGACGTGACACTGGCGGCGGCACCAACACCAGAAGCGACAAAATCTGCTCGCCCAGTTGCGGTAGCTAAACCCACCCCAACTGAAGCGCCAGCCCCAACCAGATCAGTCTGGGATGAAGCAAAACCAGTAGCTAAACCAACAGCAGCGGACGAACCAACAAAAACCGCATCACTGCGCCCGGTCGAGACAGCAACCGACGTAGCTGTGGTTACACCAACCCCAACCCCGTCACCGCGCCCAACTGCCAACGCGTTCGCAACTGAAGCAGCAGCACCTTGAAAGAACGCGGAGTCAGCGACGCCCAGAGCGGTACTAACAACTGTTGCTGTGCCAACCGCTCCGGCATCACTACGACCACCAGAAGCAGCAAACCCAACAACCAACGACGAACCAAACGCATTCAGTCCGGTTAGCGATGTACCTGACGCAAAGCCAACCGAAGCAGGAGTGCTAGCCGTCCCTGCATCGCTACGCCCGCCAGCGGCAGCAACACTAACTGCCGCTCCTACACCATCCCGAAAAACGTGCAGCTCTGACGACGAAGACCCAGTAACGTTTCCGGATGCAGCACTAGCTCCCACGCCAATGCCGTCACTGCGACCAGTAGCGGTAGCCAAACTAACTGCGGACCCGCCACCGGCACGAATCTGACCAGTTGA